TTGCATACAACATGCAAAACCCATTGGCAATTCAGTATATACAGCATTTTGCAAACATGTATGAAACTGATGCAATATTCAACTACAAAGAGTGGCACGACAGTTTTATTTGGGATGAAGTGCGTAAACACTTTCGGGATCACAAGGGTGCAACCTTTTACAATCTCAATCCAGAACCTGATACAAAAGGGTTAGCAGGACACCCTTTTATCAACAGTGAACTGGGCAGTGTCATGGATCACAAAAAGGGTGATAGAAAACACAAAGGACACAGCAAAGCCAAAGAGGTGCGTTTGCATACCCAGCATCCTTATTGGCGTGGTGTACTAGGAGGCTAAATGTATACAAAACACGGATGGTGGTTTCCAGATGAAGACACACACTTTTGCGAAATGCTTGACAAGAACATACAAAAAGGCAATCGTCCTGTGTATCAAGAACCTGTACGCAAACGCAGTTTACGTTATGTAAAAAGCCGCAGATTAGCATTGGACATTGGTGCTAACATTGGACTGTGGAGTCGAGATCTCTGTGCAGAATTCGAAAGCGTGATGGCATTTGAACCTGTTGAACAGTTCCGTGCATGCCTCGAAAAGAATGTGCCTGCTGGCAATTTGCTTACCATGCCTTGTGCCTTAGGCGAGCAAGAAACTACAATACAAATGATTGTTACAGAAGGCAACACTGGACACAGTCATGTGGATCAAAGCACGATAGGTAACGGGAGTGTAGAAATGCATACGTTGGACTATTTCATGCTCGACGCTGTAGACTATATTAAAATTGACTGTGAAGGTTACGAGTTACCCATTGTACGTGGAGCAGAAGACACAATCAAACGTTGCAAACCTATTATGGTTGTTGAACAGAAACTGCATGTTGACACTGGTAAAACTGAAGCCACACAGTTTGATGCGGCCGAACTAATAAAAAGTTGGGGAGCAAAAGAACTAACTCGTGTGCGTCACGATGTCATTTTAGGTTGGTAGATAAGGCTCAAAGTGACGATATATGTCGCCGCTTGCGGCATGATCAATAGTCCAATGACAAGCGGCTAGCTCATTTAACCACTTTTCTCTATCAGGAGTTACTGGATTATTGATATTACGGGTTGTGTGATTTGCTACGTCCCAGGTTACTGCTCCTGGTTCACTTAAAAATACTGGCACACCTTCAAGCACACTTGCTACACTACTAGAACTGTTGTAAAAAATACCAGCATATGCTCCTTTCAAGTTTGTAATCAAATTAGATTTTAACGGATCTATCACCTGAATGTTATCTGCAACATTGACCTTAGTTTGCCAACGTATTTGATTTGAAGGGTGCGGGCGTATCAATATTGGGCGTTGTGTTTCGCTTCTTATAATTTTTAATGTTTTAGATAACCAAAGTTCCTGATCAAATCCTTTTGCGTTCCATCCACTGTCTCGTTGCAGACATATAAGAATATGATTGCCATTGGTTGTCCATGGGAGACATTGCAGACCAAGAGATTGTTGAATGTGTTTCCACTTTTTATCGTCTGCTCCTTTGTTTGCATATTCGCCTTCGTTATAGAAAACGCTGTCAAGGCTGTAACGCAACCACATGTCACCGTGTTGGCTGAACTTATAGCAACTGCCGTCTATGCTCATGGTGCGTCCACCAATTTTCTTTTGGTGTTCGATCACATCTCGTCGAAAATAAATGTGCGGGCCACTGAAGTTCATGCCAACCCACCCTAGTATTACAGCCATACGAGCATTTACCATATGCCGTTGTAGATCACCAACATAAACTTTTGCGCCAGCTTTTGTGCAACCATCGGCAAAACTACGCATGATGTTTACCTTTAAATTATGATTTTTAATCTTGGGTAAACTTCCAAGATAGACTGCTACATCATAATCAAACGACATGTTATTACCTAAGCATGGCCCATGCTGTGCCGTCTTTCATTTCTTTGGTGGTAAACTGTTGATAAGCAAGATTACAAAGCAAGTTGCGTACTTCTGCAAGGCTAGGCATAAAAGGTGACTCTATCATTGATAGATCAGTGTTTGCCAATGGTTGTGCCGCATTTGGTCCCATTGTAAATACCGGCTTGCCGTTTATCAAACTTTCCACTGCGGCAATACTGTTAAAGGTAACCATACAATGCACGTCTCGGCTTAGAGCCATTTCCATTGTGTCAACATTTACCCTTTCACTGCGAGCTAACTTTTTACGAATAACAATTGGTCGATCTGTGTAGGACTTAATGGTTTCAATGGTTTCACTTAACCATTGTTCAAGATCAAGATTCCAAAAGTTCATGGCTTTTTGACTAGGCGGACAAATCAAAATGTTTCTACCAGGCCGCCATTTCTTTTGCTGTACATCGCATCGACTGAGTCGGTCATCAGGACAATTAGGATCCAGATTTCCCAAGTATTGCATGCTGTTCTTTGTAATCCTATGGTAACTTTTGTGTTTATGATTACCAAAATACCCTGTGTCAATGTAGTAGAACGGACGACCTTCTTCTTCACATCTGTGTATTATTTTACGTTTGGCAATTCCACGTATTACCACAGGAATGCTTCTATCAAAATCAGGTGTGTTTTTACTCATGGTAACCACACCGTCTGCACCCGTAAGAAATGCATCAATTATTACATCCACTTTTTTAATCTCCGGTGTTGTGTCTGGGTCTCCGTCTAAGACTCCTACGCAAGGTATATTTCGAGGTTGCTCAAGACTTTGATGTAAAAGTCTTAGCCCAGCTGAGTAATCATCTTTGTACCACAAAGCATTAGGATCTCGACGAGTGTACAAAAACGCCTTAAAGGCCTGTATTAGATGGGGTGGAAGATTCAGCTCATCTACATCTAACCCTGCACTGCTCTGGGGTTGATTTAGCTCTTCAAATGCTTGTCGCCATTCGTTTGCATACTCGCAATTTTTGTAATTGTCAAACCAAGGCCCTCCTTCGGTATGGTGAAGTGCTTTTGGCGTGCCGTCCCTGCCTTCGCGATACCAACCTACAAGCCAATTCCATTCACAGCTCACACTACCTATTAAGTGATCTTGTATCCACGTAAAACGATGTAAATCTTGACCGGTTTTTGTGTTTACCATTTCTGGAGTAACTGCTTGATTAACTTCATGCGCACAATTCCAGACAATCATACTGCTCCAATTTTTACGTGGGTATACGTGTTGATGTTGTCCATCCATCTTTACACCTTCAGGCGGTGTATAATCATGTTTTACAACAGTAACAGCATTGTTTGGATTAACTTCTGCTAGAAGGTCAGCAATATCTGCTGTGAATAAAAAATCGCAATCTACAAAAAGTGCATAGCCTTCGTAGTTGTTCAGGTATGGAACTAAGAACCGTGTGAAAGTAAATTCAGTGCTACTTAAACTGTCTTTTTCCCTCCAATAAATGCCTTGTTCATGCATTTCATGTTGTTTGATAAATTGAACATTAACCGGTATACTAGCGTGTTTTAGAATACTAGCCTTACAGACTTTTGCCGCTTCAGGTTCTCGACTGTCGTAGCCTATATAGACACTAAATATTTCGTCTTTCAATATCTTCTTCAATGCAGTTCTCGCCATATTGTATTTCTATAATTCTCAGAGGTTTTGTAAAATCATTTACAAGTTGATGCCAAGCACCAACTGGTATATGTAATTCATCATGTTGATAGAGATGACTAGTAACAGTATCACTGCCTACACTACGCTGATGAACGACAGTTGCACGACCTTCATGAACCAACCAATATTCACTGCGTTGTGCATGCTTTTGCATGCTAAGACTTCGTCCTGGATCAACCGCTAGTTCTTTGACTTTAACTCCAGGTTCCTCGTGCAGTACTCTGTAATATCCCCAAGGTCGTTCTGTTCTTGGTGCTTTCCATTCCTCAAGTATCCAACTACTGCTGTTAGCTTTGTCTGTGCCGCCAACGCCAAACGTAAAAGTAAGATTCTCAGCAACAACTTCCATTTCAGGAATGTTGCCTGTAGTGCGATCTCCTCCATTTGCAAAAACAACTTCATCTTCTTCATAGTTCCAACATGAATCCTCAATAAACTTTCGACAACTACCATCTGCATCGTAGTCATCGTTAAACGCTACCACAGCATCTACCATGCTGAGTGCTCTAATTACTTCTGCTCGTTCTTCTAACGGCATAAAAGGACGGCCTTTTTTGCGTGTAAGCCAAGCATCGCTGTTGACGCCAACAATTAATCTATCGCCTAACTTCTTTGCTTCAGTAAAATATCGGATGTGCCCGCTGTGCAGTGGATCAAATCCACCAGTAACTAATACAATTCTCATGCAGGTATTTATATTGGGTTATAATTCATGCGAAATAAGTATCATAATGATTAAAAAATTGAAGCCTACCTACGAACAACCGCGTCAGTTTGATGTAAAT